GATATGTTCCTAGACATGACACGCTACGGCCGTGCGTATGAATATATCTATCGCGGCACGGATGATGAAGAACATATCGTTAAGCTTGACCCGCTGAACACGTTCGTTATCTATGACACGTCGGTAGACCCGCAGCCAATCATGGCGGTGCGGTATCATGAGTTGCAAGACGTAAACGCCGATGGTGTTGTGATTAATAAGTACGTTCCAGAAACGTGGACGGATACGGAGCACGTTGTGTATAAGCCTACACTCGCTGAAGCTGCGCTGATTGTCGATTATAGCGAACCGCAAGTGACGTTCCCGGTTGTTGAATATAAGAACAACGCGTTCCGATTAGGCGACTATGAAAACGTTATTTCGTTGATTGACTTGTACGACGCTGCGCAATCAGACACGGCCAACTACATGACTGACTTAAACGACGCTATGCTTGTTATTAAAGGCGACATTGATACGTTGTTTGACGATTCGATGTTGTTGCAAGGCATTGACCCGAACGACGAAGAACAGATGAAAGAGTTAGCACAAAACAAGCTTGACATGCTGAAGGAAATGCGTAGCGCTAACATGTTGCTACTGAAGTCTGGATCAACAGTAACTGGCGCACAAACTAGCGTTGACGCTGAATATATCCATAAAGAATACGACGTTAACGGTGCTGAAGCGTACAAGAAACGGATTGCGGCCGACATTCACAAGTTCAGCCACACGCCGGATATGACAGACGAGAACTTCGCTGGTAACAGTTCAGGCGTTGCGATGGAGTATAAGTTGCTTGGCACGTTCGAACTAGCAAGCACGAAGCGTCGCGCGTTTAATCGCGGTATGTATAAACGTTACGCAATCGTTCAGCGTTTCGAAACTGATTTATTCGACACGTGGGATATTGAAGCTGGTGACATCACGTTCACGTATCGTGATAACTTGCCGACAGACGATGTTACGACGGTTAAAACATTAGTTGACGCTGGTGCACAAATCCCACAAGAATACTTATATCAATTCTTGCCGGGTGTAACCGACGTACAGGAAATTATCGACATGATGGATAAGCAGCGGGAACAGACAGCTAACACTATGGGAGGTGTAATGTATGGCGGACAGACCGACGATGGAAGCGATGAGGAAGTTCGCGGACGCACGGCTACGGAACAATCCGACGGAAGCGAAGAAGATAATTAACGCTGGTATGCGTGACCTGATTGCGTGGTGGTATGATTTTGTCGAACGCCACCCGGATTATACGCATACGGATGACTTGCAATACCCAGACCAGCAATCACTTGCGGAATTGCAACAGGCAATGGCTGATGAGGCTGTAAGATACACCCAGCCGGCTAACAACGACGAACTAATCGCGCTTGCTGCGTTCGTATATGCGTTTAAAATCGGTTCTAAGCTCGTTAGTTATAGTGATGGGTATTTATCCGAAGAAGCACGCAAAATAGTTGAGAAGACGTTTAAAGAGTATTCTAGCGTGTCTAAGGGTAGCATAAGCGACTTAGTAGATGGTACAATTAACAACGTCAGATGGTCTGATAGAATTTGGTCAAGTATGGACGCGTTACAATCAGATGTGCGTGCCATCATGAAGCAAGCCCTATTAGCTAACGATAACCCAGTTACACAAACGAAGTACATTCGTGACAAGTTTAAAGCTACCTATAATCAGGCACGCCGTTTACTTATGACGGAATCAGCACGAATCATGGCTGAAGAGAATATCCGAGCTGCTGAAGACGCTGGTTATACACGCTTGAAGTGGGTAGCGAATACCGGTGCGTGTCGGATTTGTGCACCACTTGATGGCAAAACATATAGCCTGCTAGACGCCGGCGGTATGCAACCGCGTCACCCGTACTGTATGTGTAGTTGGGTTCCGACTGACGAAAAATAATAAGTGGGTTATATGCGTGTGGTCGTACCTGTGCGAATGCGTGGGCGGGGCCGGTAACCGCATATAACGTGCAAAGGAGTGTATAGATATGGCAGAACCAGAAGTAGTAGAACCAGTAGAAAAAGAACCAGTAGAACCGAATGCAGAACCAGCGAAGGAAACGACGTTTACGCGTTCAGACCTTGATCGTGAAGCTGATAAGCGAGTAGCCAAAGCGCTCGAAAAGCAGAAGAAAGATATGGAAGAAAAACTAGCAGCTGCTAAAAGTGAGGGCGAACGGCTTGCTAAGATGTCTGCTGACGAAAAAGCGGCCGAGGAAGCTAAAGCCAAGATGGACGCGTTAACGCAGCGTGAACAAGCGGTTAAGCAAAAAGAACTGTCGCTTGCAACGCGCGCGCTATTATCCGATAGCGGTTTGCCTGACGGTTTAGCTGATAGTCTCACTGTTCTAGGTGACGCCGACGCTATTAAACAGGCTGTCGAAACGTTAAAAGCAACTGTTGATGACGGTATCAAGCAAGGGATTCAAGCAAACGCCCGCACCACCGCACCAAGTAACGGCTCATCGACGTTAAAAGACGCTGACGACCCGTTCCAAGCAATTCTAAAACAATACGAAAAATAAAAAGGGGTTAACTTATCATGGCAACAAATAACAACAATTTACCAGCACGCACCTATACGAAACAATTCGCACAATTAATGCAAACGGTGTTCGGCGTGCAATCAGTATTCGCACCTACATTCGGTGCATTGCAAGCATTAGACGGCGTTCAAAACAACGCTACTGCATTCAGTGTTAAGACTAACGATGTTCCTGTTGTGGTTGGTGAATACGACACTGGCGCAAACGTTGCGTTCGGTACTGGTACCGGCAACTCAACACGTTTCGGCGAACGTCAGGAAATCATTTACACCGATACCGATGTGCCTTACGAATTTAACTGGGCTATGCACGAAGGTTTAGATCGTTTCACTGTTAACAACGACTTGAACGCTGCTGTTGCTGACCGTTTAAACTTACAAGCACAAGCTAAGGTTCGCATGTTCAACACGAAATTAGGTGCCGCTTTAATCGCTGCCGCGGCTTCCGTAGCTGGCAACGACTTAGGCGAAGTTGACGATGTTAACGCCATCTTCGAAGCCGCCGTTGAAAAGTACACGAACTTAGAAGTGGTTGTACCTGTACGTGCCTACGTTACCGCAGCAGTTTACAACGCAATCATCGACCACAACCTTGTAACTTCAAGCAAGGGTTCAGCTGTAAATATCGATGAAAACGGGATCGTTCGTTTCCGTGACATCGTTATTACCAAGGTTCCTGAAAAGTACATGGGTGGCAAGGCTATTATCTTCACACCTGACAACATCGGCCGTGCATTTACTGGTATTGTAACCACTCGGACTATCGAATCTGAAGACTTCGATGGCGTTGCCTTACAAGGTGCCGGCAAGGCTGGTAGCTTTATCTTAGATGACAACAAGAAAGCTATCTTCACTGCGTCCCCAAAAGCGTAGCGCCGAATAATGCGACGGGTATTACGCTTTCACAGGCGACCGCCAGCATTGCAGTAGGCGACACACGAGCAATTACCGTTGACACAGTACCGACAGACGCTGACGACAAAGCAGCTGTTCTAGCAGCGGTTACTTGGTCAAGCGATACCGAAGCCACTGCAACGGTAGCCGATGGCACAATCACAGCAGTTGCCGCCGGAACTACCAACGTGACCGCAACATCTGGAACATTTACGGCTAGTGTAGCTGTAACAGTCCACGAATAGCATGTTATAATTAACGTATCCGGACGCGGATGCGTTTTTTATTACCTATAAATGAGGAGTGAATAAATTGAATACACTAGAAGCAGTAAAATTAAGAATCGGTTTAACCGATAACGAACAAGACGTATTAATCACGGAGTTAATCAGCGATGCAACGGCACGGGTACTAGCGTACATTAATCAGGACGGCGGCGTTCGCCAAAACAACTTGCCAACCAGCCTTGATTACATCATTAAAGAAATTTCCGTACGCATGTACAACGCAATCGGTGATGAAGGTAAGAAGTCATCAAGCGAGGGAGAAATTAGCAACACATGGAACGTTATTGATTTATCGGAGTACGCTGACGCTTTGGATATTTACCGAGATAACTTCAAACGTCGCCGTCCGGGAATGAGGTTTGTATAATGCGATATAACGACAGAATTACACTTGTTTACATGGACGGGCCGGAAGATGAGTTAACCGGCGAAGTTATTTCAGTTAAGAAACGCGTAACGTGCTGCATTCAGCCGGTTACCAACCTGCAAAAGCTAAACGTGTACGGCTTGCTTAAAACGTCACCGTTAGAAGTGCATTTAAAGAATCGTATTGATATTCCAGACCGTGTAGAGATTGACGGCGTGCAGCACAACGTTATCGAAGCGATCAAAGGTCGGAAAGTGAGGGTATTAACAATTGGCGGGTAAAGGTTTTAATGTCAGTTTCAAGGGGCTAGACAATTTATATAACCAGCTTAACTTATCAGCTAAAGAAGCGCGTAATGTTACAAAAACGGCAATGAAGCAAACTCTATCAAAGGCCACTGAAAGCTCACAGAGGGTTGCTCCCGTAGACACCGGGTACTTACGTAGGAATATACAGCCAGAACCCGTAAAAGGCGAAGGAGACGTTATAACAGGTCGATACGTGGCGAAAGCAGAGTATTCAAGTTATAATGAGTATGGTACTTATAAAATGAGTGCTAGACCTTTTATGCGTACCGGTACGACAGAAGCAACGCCGTTTTTTTATAAGGCGGTTGAACAAGCTTTAAAAAAGGCGGGTGACATGATATGAAATTAACAGACTGGTACAAACTCATAGACGGCCAGCTGGCAGCTGAAAACATTAAAGTCAAATACAAGCAGCCGAGCCAAGCTGACACGTTACCACTGGTTCACATCAACGTCCATACCGACCTTGACATGTCTAACAAGTTCGACACACTGAATCAAGTTACACAGCAGATCGATTTATACGCTGAAGGCACTACCCCACCGCTTGACTTTGAAGACATGATTGACAAGGTGAAACGTGCAATCAGTAGAACGCCAGTACGCTGGGACGCATTGACAACACAAACAACCATCGACGACAGCACGGGACGTGACATCAAACGTGCCATGTTATTAGTCATGGTAACATTATAAGGAGCGTGTAAAAGTATGGTAGAAACAAATAACGGTATCACGTACGTAAAAGATACCCCATTCCGCGGTAAAGATGTTTGGTATTTCATTCAATCGACAGATAAGACAGTGGCACCAATTGGTTCTCCGGCTGTATTACCAGCCCACCAAACCGAAGGTAGCGTATCTATCGAAGGTGATTCAATCGACGAACAAACTAAGATGGGCCGTGTGTTGGCTGCGTCAACGAACGAAGATTCAGTCGATTTAAGTTCTTACTTCGTTCCTGGTGACAAGGCTTCCAATATTATCATGGACGCTAAGCATAACGGCCGGCAAGTTAAGGTATGGCGTGTAGAAGTTGACGATCGTGTAGCAGTTGTTGAAGGCGACCACAAAGCATATCCAGCTATGTTCGGTTACGGTGTTGTTGATTCAATGGATATCACTGACGGTGACAGCTTCAGCGAATTAGAATTCACTATCAATATCATTGGTAAACTAGCCGACAAGTTAAAAGGTGGCGTAGACGCAACGTTCCCATTAACCGACGAAATGCGTGCAGCACTTAGCCAACTTTACTACTACGAACGCCCAGGCGAAACGGAAGGCGAATTTACCGACACAGCCGGTTCTGAAGATACCCCCGATTCTGGCGCCGCATAATAAGCTACTATAATTAACGTAGTAGTCGCAAGCGATTGTTTGATGGCCGTACCAACGACAATCACGGCGAAATCTGGTACACTAGAAACAACGGTAGCCGTTACGGTTACTGAATAATTAAACCCTATGGAGGTTATCGGATATGTTAAAAATTAACGATAAAGATGTTAAGTTTGATTTTCGCGCTTATTTCCGCGCTAACTCAATTCTATCAAGTGCCCCTAACGCTAATGACGGCGCGAGCCAACTGTGGATTAAGTTCGTAACTGGCGACGAAATGGCGGTTCACGACGCATTAAATGTGTTACTACCTGACGTTGACGAAAATGATATTTTTGATTTACTTGATAAGTACGAAGAAAGCGGCGAAATGGATAAGTTACGTGAAGACTTACAAGCCGAATTATTCGCCTCGGGTTTTTTCCATCGCGCCGCAAAACGCTTAGTAAGCTTTATGGAAAAATATCAGAAACCGAAGAAAGCGAAAACGGACGAAGAGAAGCAAGCGCAACAGCTTCAGCACGATACGCTGGAAGAACTGAAGAAGAGTCTTTCATAATTGACTTCGCGCGTAAAGGGATAACCGATGTCGGTTATCCTTTTTCTTTATATAAATGGGAAGCAGAAGCGTTAATGGATGGCTTGAACTTGCGAGATGTGGACATGCGGCGCGCCCAACTCGACCAAGCAATCTATATCGCTGGACTTTCTAACGCAGATAAGCCGAAGCGGGCACTATCTAAGATGAATTCCGGGCTGGATAAACTTGAAAGAAAAATAACTAATAAGAAAAATACCCCGCAAGATAACAAGCGAATTGCGTCAATGATCGGCAAGGTTGGCAAGTTATTCAGCGGTGAGAATAAAGAAAAAGAAGGAGGTTAACACATGGCACAAGTAGCAGCAACATTTACTGCTAACATTAGTGGATATACTAATTCAATGCAAGCAATGACGCGTAGCACGCAAGGAATGCAAAGCGGCGTCGGCTCGTTAGCTAGTAAAGTTTCGAGCGGTATGTCATCAATCGGTAAAGTCACGATGGCAGCCGGGGCAGCAACTACTGCAATGGGTGTTAGCTCACTAAGATCATATGGGACTTTCCAGAACTCACTGAACAAGGCCGGCGTTATTGCCGGCGGTACAAGTAAAGACATTAAAGGGTTAGCCGACATGGCTAATAAGATGGGTGCCGACTTACCATTAAGCGCCCAAGACGCAGCAGACGCCATGATTGCAATGGCACAAGACGGTGCTTCAATTAACACCATAAAAGACGAGTTCCCAGCCATTGCCCGTGCAGCCACTGCGACAGGTGCAGACTTACAGCAAACGGCCGGAACGGTTCAGCAATCAATGAACATCTGGGGAGAATCTCTGAAGTCCCCTGAACGTGCAGCTGCAATTCTTACCGAAACAGCTAACTTATCTAACGCGTCAGTAGAAGACATGTCAGGTGCAATCAGTAACATTGGTGGGGTTGCCAAGTTAGCCGGTTACGGTATGACAGAAATGACGGAAGGTATCGGGCTGTTAACCAACCGCGGTTTTACCGCTCAACGCGCTTCTCAAAACCTGTCACATGCAATCCTAGCCATGCAAGCTCCTAGCGATAAAGCGGCCGGTGCTATGAAAGAGCTTGGCATTTCTTACAACGATTCTAGCGGTAAACTAAAACCATTTAAAACGATTCTTAACGAAGTTGCCGATGCTACCGATGGTATGGGTAAAAGTCAAAAAGCGGCAGCGTTAAAAACGTTGTTCGGTGCGGCCGGCATGAACGCCATTGCGCCATTGCTAGATTCAGTTAAGGATAAGACAGGCAAGACGGCTACATCGTGGGACGCATACGCCGACGCTATGACAAAGGCAAGTAAAGACGGTGCTACATCGCACAAGTTCTTAGTAGGTCAAGCCGGAGAAATGCAAAAGAACATCGGTGCTAAGCTCGACCAAGTTTCCGGTAACTGGGAATCACTTCGAAACAAGTCAATGGCTTCAGAAAGTACAATAACCGGCGGCATGGTTGATATGATTAACAAGACATTGACTTGGTCAAACGAATCAAGCAGCGGAATCGCTAAAGTTGTCCGTGGTTTCATTGGTCTTTCACCAGTGATTGGGCCGGCATTAACCGGTATTGGCGGTTTTATCACGTCAACTGGTAAAATTATCGGTGTTGCCAGCAGTGCGGTTAAGGGTATTGCAAGATTAGGGACGAGCGCAGCAAGTGCGGCTGGTCGGTTACTTGGTGCTGGTAAAGCTGCCAAGACAACCAATAGTAGCTTGTCTCCTATGGCACAAACAACTAAAAGTAGTGCGGC